CCAGCATCAAACATTCTTTATCCCCTCTTTAGCAATTTCAAATCTTCCCAATTATCTTTTGTAATTTTCTGTTTGCTTATTCCTATTTGGTTTTTTTGATTGATTAGATTATTAATTATTCGTCTATAACTACTCTTATCTGCCATTCCAATTCTCACGGCATAAATCTGTTGTAAATAATCATCAATAAGCTTTTTCTGTGCTTCCCGAAGCCAAAAATTAAACCAAAAATTAAAATCTCTGATGTCAAGATTTAGAATTTCTTCATAAGAAAAAAGACCAGGAAAAGCAGAAGAGATAATTTTTATTTTTTCCCCTCTGCTTTTGATGCGTTTTTTTCAGCTGTTACTTTAAACTGTTTGGTTATTTCATTCATAATGAATTTAAGAGCTTCGCCTAATTTTCTTACATCTATATCTGCCAATTCTTCAGTCTTTGTGTTAGTTAGAAGAGCAAATTGTTTTACCAGACCAAAAGTATCTTTTTTATTCTTGGCCAATTCATCTGTTTGTTTCATTATGTTAGAAGAAATCTTTTTGACAATATATTTCTTTCCCTCTAATGTAATCTCAATAGGTTCAAACAAACTCTTCTGTTCATCTAAATTTAGATGCGGCATAGTTTACCTCCTTTTTTAATTTTATTTTTTTTATTCTTAAAATTAAGAACCTATCTTCCACATATTGTCAACATTACCAGAAGTATCATCTGGATAACCTTTAAAAATCACCTTGTAAACTCTTTGACCTTCGTTGTTATAAATGAGTTCCAGCTCTGTACGTGGAGATGCCTTAAAGACTGTTAGCCAAGTTGTATCATCTGTAGAAGGTGATCCATCAACAATTGGCTTTAAGACTAATTCTTTAGCATTAGCAAATCTTTCCTTGCCCACTATATTAGCTACTGTAAGTTTGCCAGAACCAGAAGTAGCGCCAGGAACTACAGAGGCTAACTTTGCTATAGACGACCTCGATAAAGGTGCTTCGACCTCAACAGTTCTACCCACAAAGACACCGTCAACTTCTGTTGTCCCCTTCTGGTCCTCCTGAATAGGTCTTTCTTCTACTGTATCTCTAAAAATTACATCTCCAAAGGTTGGTCCTATATCAACATTATCAAATAATACTTGACAAGGACCTAAATCTTTAATTACTCCTCCCATTTTCCTTACCTCCTTTTATTTGTTTTGAATTCTAAAAATAAAATTTGTACTAAATTCCCAATTTCCTGCCTCATCTTGTCCAACAGGTTGAGGCACATTTAAAGCTTCTATAACATTTACATAGTACACCTCCCCGCTTGTTATGGTCGGCAGGGTTATACCTGCTTTCCCGTGTAATAGATTATAGATTTCATAAGCATTGTCTCTGGCTGTAAAAAAAGTTTTTGCTCTAACTAAAATCTGAATTGGTTTTTCCACATAATCAGTCAAATAAAAATCTGGTTTGCCACCTGCATTTTCCAAAACTGCAATACATTCTACCGGCGCTGATTGTGGCCTATGGCCTGAAAATAAATCTGTGCCTATTGCATAACTTGTATTATTTTCGATATACTTGGTAATTTCTTTTAGCATTTATTTAGCACTTTCTTTAATCGCATTAGCTACAATCTTAAAATATAAATTTTTATTTTTGCTCATCTTACTTTCTAAATATTTATTGCCTGCTGAAGGTTCACTGAATTTCATCGGCACCTCATGAACCCGAGCCGCATAAGGCGTATTAAAGCCTACTCTGGCTACAATCTCATTCTTACCAATAGCGATACTATCATCTGTAGCTGGATTGCCTTTTCCTTTAACAGATGGTGTCCTGCCTATCAATTTATTCTGAACAAAGACACTGCCAGAACCTCGTAAAGTTCCTTCCCGTATGGGAACTGTAGGTCTCTGCATTATGCTATCATTCAATAATTGCATCCCTGCCTTAGCCATGCCTTTTTCGGCTCTTTGAGGTATAATTTGTTCAGCAATTTTTTTAAACTTTTTATTAAAATCCGAAAAATCAAATTTAAACTCTGTATTAGACAACTGCAACCTCCAAATATTGATTGCTAAAATCTTTTTTCTTGGCAATGTTTAAGATAGCATGCTCTATACCATCAAATTTAATCTTATCCTCATGAGATAACTCTCTATTTTTCAATAATATCGTTGCCGAAGATACCACTTGCTCACCTGCAAAATTCCTGACTAAACGAGTTTTATAATCTATTCTGGCTTTTGTTTCTATTTCCTCAGGTGTCAATGGTTCTCCCCATTTATCAACTCCAGCCGATTTAATTATGGTTATTTCATCTGTTAAATATGCCCCAATCATACGTTCAATAACTCCTCAAATCTTGAAAAACTATCTACTTTTGTTAATGGTGAATTAGATAATCTCACAATTTCATCGTAATATCCACGTTCTTCCAGGCTTTCTTGGGTAATCGGAAGCAAATTACATTTGCAATTAGGATGATAGGGCGGTTCTTCTGTCAGTCTTGGAAATTCGGGATGACTGCCAGAAATAGAATAAACCCTGCCTTGAAACTGCATACAATAAGCACAAGAATTTGAATGAACGCTCACTTGCACTAAATCATTATTATATTGCAAGCAAGTATTAATAGTTCCCTGTGTTGAAGCTTCCCTAGTTCTTGTTCGCGCTACCAACTCGCTATATTTATCTGGTTTGTAATTTCGACCATTAATAGTTATAAACTGCTCATTACCTAATTGCCTTCTAAACTCATTCAATAATCTATCTGATACAGTTCGCCTTGCTTCGCCCCTAATTATCCCTTCAGCTATCATTTCAGAAATCCGCTTATCCTCTAAGATCCTCTGTTGTGTCAAGCGAATAAAACGATGCATATTCTTTTTAATGCTTTCATTGGCTATCAATAAATCCATAGTTATTTGGTCAGCTAAAATATTAACTGCCTGAGTGTGTATCTGTGCATCGTAGTTAACCCAGGGGGTAACTCTTAAAGTCTTCAATCTTTTAGCTGCAACATCAATGCCTCTTACGTAGGCATAAGGCGTAGATTTTATAACCCACTTTCTTGCATCGCGATTTAAAGTTTTCACAATTTCGTTCACTTCTTTTAAAATCGCCTCTGTCCTATAGCGTTGGAATTCAGTTATATCAACTTTATTAAGTTGAGCTAATAATTGCTTTTGAGCCTTTCTATATTGTTTAGCCAGCTCATTTATTTTAGTTGTAAGATATAATTCCTTATCAAGCTTTCTTAATTCTCTAAAAGCCATTTTTTTATCCTAAGTGTTTCGGAGTTTTGAGTTCTTTATCTTCTTCTCTTTTTCTTAAATCAGCAAAATGCCTGCGAATATGTGTCTTTGCCTTAGCTTTTGCCTCTGCTGGTAAATCAACGCCACCTCTTGCACCTGCCAAGGCATTTGAGGCTGCAATGACACCATTGCGGTTTAAAACTAAGGTGTTGCCAATCAATTCGTGATGAGGCAGTTTCGCCTTAGAATGAAGAAATTTATCGTCTTCAAAGGCATCATCAGGCACATAGGCATAACATTCGTTAATGACAGCCTTATTTGCCTCTCCTGCCTCATAAGCATTAGAGATCTTATTACCCAAGGCAGCTTTATCTACATTGCCCCAATCCTTCGTGCTGATTTTATTATTATCAACTCTTATGGCCATAGGTTCCTCCTTTAAGGTATAAATTCGTTATCTCTGGGATCCTCAAAATTCTGAGTTTTGCTACCTTCTTTAGAAGCAGGATGAAAAGTTCCGCCGTGTTCTTCACAGTGTTCTTTAGCATCCTTTTCGGCCCAATCTTTTGTAGGATATCTATAAGCCTGTGCAGTTGTAGTGGTTTTACCCTTAAGCCTTCCAATGATAATGGCTAATTTACCCTGAATTATCCGCCTAAAACTATCTTTTTGAAAATCATCAGGATTTCGAATTCTGCAACTATGTTCGTTTGGATATGGCATTGTCTTTACCTAATCTTTTTATCGGTTTCGCCCTTGTCCTCTACCTGACCCCTTTCCATAACCCGGACCACCTGAAGGGCAAGGTTTAATGTTGCGATTTCTTCCGCCACCCCCAGGCATTCCTCTGCCCTTACCATGACCATTTTTACTTCCTAATCTTATTGGCCTACTTGAAACTTTAATAGCCTTCATACCCGATCTCCTTATTTTATGTTTAATAAGTTTTCTCTAAAATTTCGATCTTTGATAACTGTCCTCCAAAACTGCCTGCGCTGAGTTCTATTGGCTTTTTTCAAAATCGTTCTGTCTATTGCTCCCAAAAATCTTAATGCCTTTTTAATTCTCCAAATAATAAATTTTCTTCTGATAGATTTAAATAACATCTTCTTCTTCGTTTCTCTCTAAATCTATAGCATAGGCGTGGTCTCCTTCAGTTGAATATTCAGCCAGAAAAGCTTTAGTTATAGAAGCTATGGGCATTTTTTCTAACATATTCTCTTTGTAGGTTTCACCGACAATATTAGCCGATTTAACTCCCTGCGCCTGCAAGCCCTTGCGTTTATCGATATCTTCTATATGAATAAGCAAAAATAAAGCCTGCTCGCACTGTCCTTTTTTCATAGCAGAAGAAAACAAAGAAATATCTGTAGGAAAACTATATTCATTGCATAGGGTAAGTTGTCTATATGCCATAATTAAAGCTTTTATTTTATCTGTATCTGAGACTCCATTCCAAGCATCACTTCCTAAGCGCTCTCCAAAATAATCTTCTGCTTCTTGTCCTGTGGTCCACGTATTAACACCAACTTCAAGTATGCCTCCAGGACCTTCACTAGCATCCCAAACTTGTCCTAATGCCTTATATTGTCTTGAATGAACTATATCTAATGTTTCATCATTAACTTCGAGAATATAAGTTTCGTGTAAAGTTGTCGGTGTGAATTTAACCTTCCATTCAATACCTGCAACATAAGTCATATTGCCCTGAGCAAAAATAGAGCCATCTGAAGCTTTATAGATTTTATAAGTAACAGTATCTCCTGGTTGAGATTCAGGTATATCCACAATCGCTAAAAACTCTTTATTAACAGTAATATAAATCATTTTTTACCTCATCTATTTTATAATTAGCGATGAATTCGAATTAAGCGTTCTATTCCCGTATAACTGCCATTCTCTTTATCACCATCTGTAGCGTCACCTAAAGCATCCAAATCAACATCAACACTTCCATCTTCTATACTTAAAGCTTCTTTAATATAAGTTCTTTCATCTGTAGTCCAATCACCTGTTCCAGATTCAGGTATATTATTAAGTTTTTCTCCAGTTGAACCTGCGGTTAGATGGTCAGCTAAGGCTTCATCCCAAATCTTATCTATATCAGCATCGCTGATTGAAGCTGTAATTCCTGATATTTCGCTGTCAAGGTATTTACCGAATGTTCCTGCAGTAGTATGTTCTGATTGCAATTCGTCCCAGATGTTATCTATAGCTGTTGAACTAAGCCCCACATCATTACTTGAATAATCAAAATCACTATTGCCTATATCCTGATAACAGACCACCTTCGACTGATGGTCGCCATAGGTAGCGTCTGAATTATCAACTAAAAAAAGGTATTGCTCTGCCGATGTTTCGCTTGCGGGCGGGTCAAAAGTATAGTAATAATATCCCTCTGTCGCATCTTCGCTTAAATTAGTAGACTTTGAAGTCCAGCCACTGTTTTTGAAAGTATCATCATTGAAGTCATACCAGTAGCCGTCTGATATTCTCTTAATCTTTAAGGTTACCGTCTGTCCGCTCACGTGATTGCCTGATGTGTCAATAATATGATAAATAACCTGATGATTGTCTTGGATGTTTCTGACTACCTCTGCCTGCGTTATGGGGCTAAATAATAATATCGCTAAAATAAAAATTACTAATCTTTTCATCTCTAATCCTCTTTCGTATACTCTATCGTATCCAATAGCTTGAACGGTTCATTTTTTGTATCTGATTTAACCTTCCAACCATCTTTTGTCTTCTCTGCTTCAAACTTGCCTGGCTCTGCTTGTTCGTATTCAAGACCTTCTTCGGTCTCTGTAATTGTAACCTTCTGAGCCCCAGCACACCCTGCTAAAAACAATAAACTAACGAGTAAGATTAGTTTTTTCATTTAATTCTTGTATAGCCTCTTCTCTGGTTTTCTTTCTGTAAAATTTACCTGTTTCACTATCAAATCTAACGCCTGCTTTCAATTGTTTTTTCATTTTCCTTGTAAGCTTGTCTTCATAAACAGGCACTTCTTTCTTTATTGTCTTAATCTCTCCTGTTTCAAAGTCAAGCTCATATCTTACTTTGAGCTCTTTTCCTACCTCAACCTGTTCTGTTTCTTCTACTTCTTCAAGAGCTTCTTCTTTAGATACTTCCACTTCTTCTTCCATTATTTTCTGTATTTTTTCTTCTCTTATTTGTGCTTCTTTATCTTCAATACGGCTACTGTCCATAGCAATATGCTTTATAATATATTTGTCTTGAGGCAACAAACCTTTTTCTTTTGCTAACTCCTGAACTAATTCAGCCATTTTATTCAATGATACATAAGTAGATACTCCTTTATAAACATTCTCTCTTAACGTTACATAAGGATAATCTTTACTTACTGCCATATCATCGGGATAACCTTCTACATTAGCTGATAGAGTAGTTATATTGCCCGCTTCATCTCTAACTTTTAATTCACTACTTGCTGAAACATCTTCGGCGTAAAGTTGAACAGCGTCAGCAGGACTTGAGGTTGGAGCTGTTCCGTTTGCTATAGCTAATACTTTTACTGCGTCTGTTCCAAAAGAAGTCGTCCCGATGCCGACGTTGCCTGTTGGGTCTAAGATTAAGTTTCCATCACTTATAATGTTACCCGTTAAGTATAAATTGTTCCAATAATTAGAAGACGTGCCGAGATTATTTGTATTATATCGGCTATACAAATCTCCTTCTACTCGTGTGGTTTTTCGTAAATAAATTGCTGTAGAATATGGAACAATATCCAAAGCACCGTTATAGCGTATTAAAATATGTCCTGTATTAGCCTTAAGCATCAAATTATGATCTGGAGAATAAATGTAATTATTTGAACTATCATTATAAATCTCTAAATCAGTAGCATCCCCAGATCCGACTTTAAATGAATTTGCCTCCCCACTGTTTGTCGCACCTTTAATTCTTGCAGAACCAGCAACTGAAACATTGCCATCTACTGTTAGGTTGGCTTTGTATGTAGCATCTGAGTTAGTTATACTTACAGTAGAATTAGCGGTGGCATTAACTGCATCTATTGTAATATTGTCAGAATTAGTTATTTTTGGTGTGGTTATATCAGTGGTAAATGTAGGTGATGTGCCAAATACCAATGCACCTGACCCTGTCTCATCTGTAATATTATTAGCAATTTTAGTGGAAGTATCCCATTCTGTATCCCTTGTTATCGTAGAGGGTAAATCCCCATCTTGTATTGAAGCACTATCATAATCAGTCCCATCTGCTCTTAAGTATTGCCCTGCAGTATAGCTTACTGTGCCTACATCAGATAAATCAGACAATTGAGACGCGCCACCGCCACCTGTAGCCCATTCCATTCCGTTAGCAGTGGTATATTTCAGGTAATAACCGTCTGAAGGTGCGTTATAAATATCTAACTTAACTTCAGCTATTGTGTCATCTGCAATATCAGCATTAACTATCGTCCCGTCAGTAATTTCAGCACTTTCTATGGTATTGCCGATGTTTGTATAATCAGTCCCAGAAGTAGCCGCACTTATATTCCCTGCACCATCGGCTTTGATTATTCCGTTTACCGACCCCACAACAGGGTCGGATTCTGAATCCCAACTTAACACTCCTGTTCCGTCTGTTTTTAATAGTTGATTAGCAGTGCCATCATCTAAAGGAAGGATATAAGTTACATCCTGCGTCTGTGTGCCTGTTTTTATAATTGTAGAATAGGCGTTGTCTCCGTCTGACCAGAGTTTTAAGATACCCTCATCATTCACTGTGCCCGCTGCTTTGTCCTCACCTATGCTTATACCTGTGCTTCCTTCTACAGCGAGGTTGCAATTAAATGTATAATCATTTGAAGAGTCATAATCTACAGCATAAGCTGATGAAATAAATAATAAACAAGTTAATAGGTAAATTATAATTTTTTTCATTAGTATTCTACCTCCGTCAAATTAACCGTTGCTACCCAACGTATATTGGTTGCCGCTTTACCCGTTATGTTTATCTCAAATGCTTCATTAGTGTCATCTGCTGTTAGAGTAACTGGTGCATCTGTTACTATTTCGTCAACATCTTCACTCACACTATTCCATATAAGTTCTGTATTGTTAGCATTATCTCTATGAATTACACCTTTAATCGTCCAAGAAGATGATAAACCGCAATTAGAAGTTGTGGCTATAACTACGCCATCTATTCTCCATGCTGTTTCTGCTGGGATATAAAGTTTATAGGTATCTTGATCAGATATATACATTACTTCTGGAGTTGCATCGGTGGTATCAGCAATTAAAATTACTCTTTGGTATTGAGCATAAACATTACCCCATGAACCCGTGCCCCCAGCATGGGCATGTGAAGCATATAAATATGATTTACCCCCAAAGCCTTCAGCATGAGAATAGAGAGCACTTGCTTCACTTAAATAACCTTGAGCGGTAGACGCCTCCCCACTTGCCGTTGTAGTTTCATTTTGAGCATGAGAATAATTCCCACTTGCCGTTGTTTGACGTCCTTCTGCATGGGCGTAGTAACCACTTGCAATTGAATCATCTCCCATAACAATAGCTCCTATTCCTCTGTTGGCATCATTCCATTGGCTACCCGTTGCCCTACCTACTCCAAAAAACCCTTTGCTTTTATCGTAAATAAGTCTATAATCATGGTCAGTATCGCCATCATCATCTAATTGAGGTGACCCAATTACAAAGTCATCAGCATAGTTAGCAACAGCAGTATCTATATTTATGACTCCACCACTTGATTGAAAAACAGCTAAATTCGTTATATTTGAACCATCGCCAGTTATACTGTTAAATGTAACATCACTGGTGGTAGCAAGGGATTGGTCAAGTCCATCAAGATAAGCCCACTCGTTAGTATCAAGAGTTTTTGAGTTTATAGTAAAGGAATCACTGGTCAAATCACCAGGCACTGTCATAGTTGTTCCGTCCCACGAGCCAAAACCGCCGAAAGAGCCGTTGTTGTTGTATTGGATTTCTTTATTAGAACCACCTGCTTTAGAAAGACGATAAATCATCTCGGCTTGGACTGGTAATGCTAATAAGAATAATAAGATTAAAGTTAGGTTAATTTTTTTCATAACATTTATCCCGCTTTTCGTAAATAAATACTCCCACATTCCCTCTTGTACCTTTAAATCTGTATGTCTTAATCGGCTTATCCAATAAAGCAATAAGTTCTTTTGCACTCCAAATTGATAAATGTTTCTCATAAGGGTTATTATCCGCTATCATATTTCCTGTCCAATCACCTAAAGGGATTGAAAGTAAAAATTTCTTAATTGACTTATTTAAAAGTTTTCCAAGTAATATGGTTGCTTTTTTCTTTTCAATATGTTCTATTACATCTCCAGCAATAATAAGTTCATAATCGCCCAATTTATCTACTAAATCACAAATATCACCAATATAAACTTGATTATAGAATTTCTTAAGCCAGCAAAATTTTTCAACATACCTATCCCATATTTCTACACCGTCAATCTTTACTTTCCACTGCTCAGGATAAACTTTATCATAATGGGTCTCTAAAAATTCCCTCGCTAAAAAACCGTATTTGCCAAACCCTATTCCAATATCCAAGATAGTTTTAGGATTTGTCCTAATTATCTCTTCCACCATCATCGATATATTTTGGTGCATACTCGATGGCATTTATTTATACCTTCTACTTGCTTGAAAATGCTCTATTATAGGTTCACCTGCATTCATCATAAGATCGAATATCTGACAATAAGTAGGTGGCAAAATCTCAACTTTTCCATTCCAATTTTTCAGCGTCGTTGCTAAATTCTTCTGTTCCCATATGTCAGGGTTTTTCTTGTTTTCCTCTATCCAAGCATCCACTAATTTTTTAATTCTTTCATTGTTAGAAAAATACAGGGTTCCGCTCAATAATTCCTTTCCATCTTTATAATGAATTGCCAAATCTGTATCTATATCGTCAAATAAAATAGGATATCTATGGACTACTGCGTCGACATCTAGCCATAATAAATCTCTGTTTGGATGCCTATCCATCATCTTCCTAATAAAGGTCGCTTTATAGTGGGTATTCTTCTGCCAATCCCCTAAACTTTCAATTTCTTCTATGTCATATTCCAAGCCAAATTTTTTTATTGATTCTTCTAATCTTTTGGCTTCCTTTTCATAACCTGTATTTTTTGTATAGTAAGAAACAATAAGGGGTCTTTTAATCGGTTTAATATCCTCAAATTCTCCAAATTCAAAACATCTCAAAGCACTATCAGGATTAAGATTTATTACTTTAAATCCAGCTTCTTTTATTTTTGGTGCAGCTTTTTCAAAATTAGATTTGAAATCTTTATAGACATCTTCATTTTGTTGTTGTGGATATCCATCATGCCACCATTTTTGTTTGCCATTATCACCCTTCATGTCAAATCCGAGAAGATATATCGGGTTAGCACCCAAGCAGATAGCTAAATTTAAGGCAGCATAACCAGAATTATTTCCATGACCCAATCCTTCTTTCATTGAAAAAGTTAATGCTTCCTCTGCTCCAGTGGCGCTGTTCAAAAGATAAATATCCTCTGGATATGGAAAGCCAAAAGTATTAAGCCAAACTTTAAACCCTTTATATTTATGAAATTTTTCTGTTACTTCCTTGCCAAACTTTCCCTCTTCAACCCATGTCCAAAAGCGACTATCCATTGAAAAAATAATAGTGGGGTCAAATTTTTCAAAAGCCCGATTTATGCCAATTGTCAATTCTCCTTTAAGTAAAGAAAAATTAAAACCTTTTAGGCTCGGACCGCCACCAACAATAAAACATCTTCTATCTTTCCAAATGCCATCTGGTAAAACTTTGTAAAGATAACGATCCTCTAACTTGATCACATCCCAGATTGAAATTTTAAAAGAAGTTTCTTTCTTCTTTTTAGGAAAATCCAAATCTGACATCAAAATTACTTCGCCCATATTGAAATCCTAGCGGGGCGGGCCAAGCCAAAACCCGCCCCTATATTTATTTTAGGATGTTGCACAACGTCTCAGCTGGTCGGTTTCTCCAATTGCTCCACCATATCTCATCCAGCCAACTACTGTTTCGGTATATTCTAAGATGTTGAACATATTGAAAAGTGTCAAATCCATTCTATTGCCACCTTTTAACTTTCTCTTTGGAAGTATTACATAATATTTTGTCCCAGAAGAAAGCATCAAAGTATAGAGAGGATCGACAGCATAAGTTATTCCCTTAGATGCTCCTACATAGGCCTGATTAAGTTTAGTCAAAGCTCTATTTATTCTGGCCTTCAACTGGATGGGTGTCAAAACTATAAATCTGCTGTTTGCATTCACGCCTAAACCACTATCTTTCAAAGCAAGCAAAATCTGCTCACAGGCCTTATTTATAGTTGCAATATCTCTATCGACAGTTGCATCACCACTTGAACCCTGCCAGGCAAGATTCTTGCTATCTGGTAAAGCGTCAATCAAGTCGTAAAATGCCTGTGCCTTTGAAGAATAGGCCTTATTTCTAAAGGCAATAGCACTATCTTCTAATGTCCAGTATTTGCCATCATCTATAAGCGTCTTATCCCAACCTAAACCACCGCCATAACGGTCAAAACTCACGGTTGTCTTTGATCCGCTGAACTTATAGACCTTCGCCTTTTCGCCAGTTTTTACCTTTTTAAAGGCTAAACCCGAACTCACATCTAAAATCTCAAAACCGCTTTCCTTGGTACCAGTGAAGTCTCTAATGTCAAATATCTGTTCATAACCAAGGTCGTAATCAGGTGTGGCGTGGAATTTTTCCAGTATTTGAAGCACCTCGGCTGGAAAATCGCCTTTAGTTGCAAATTGTTGAATGGCTGCTTTCAAGGTTCTATTTCTCTCAGGTGCCTTCATGAAATACTGAAAAGCACCACTTAACTTTTTAAGATGCTCCGGATTGGTAAAATCTATTTTCGACCAATCCGCTATAATTCTGCCTTTCATTGTTCTATTTACCTCCTTTTAGCAAATTTCACTTCTATTAAGCGGCAACATCGCCATTTAAGGTAATTTCTATTTCACTATCGTCTGCAGCACCTGCTTCATTTGCCCGACCACAAAGGGTATTACCGCTTGCTACATTAGTTACTTTTCCAGCCGAAGCATCAAAATAAACCTTATCTCCAACTGCAAAAGTAATCCCAGAACCAGCAGTTTTGGGAACTACTATTTTTTCACAGTTATAAATCATTGATCCTGTCTTAGTAGCATCAATAGCTTCTACTATCACACCAACGGTATCCTGCACTTTTACCATCTGACCAGCGGTATAACCACCAGAAGGTGCAGTAACGAGCATTGATTTGAAGTTAGGGCTTCTCAATTTAAGAGCTGTTTCCGCCATTTTCTTTTTCCTCCTTCTTTAACTGATTTTCTAATTCTTTCAGTCGGTCAATATCATCAGCTGTATAACTTTTTTCCATCTTCTTTTTTAGAAGATTGTATTCTTTTTTTACTTCCGCTTTATCCGTCATTTTGCCTCTTTAGTTTCTTCAGGAATAAATTCGTTTTTCTCGGGATTTTCATAATCTTCTTCGGTTTCAGCTTCTTTGCCATCACCCGAAGGAGATTCTGCTCCTGGCTTATTCTTATCCTTATCTTTGTCTTTTTTTTCGCCAAAGATTTCACTGACTTTTTCAAATTCCTCGAGCTGTCCATCAATAAACTTATCCATTTCATCTTTGACTTTTTCTGGATCTTCACCAGGTTCAAATTTCGAAAGATTTTTCCCTATAAACGCTTTTTGCTTATCGTCTAATTCTCTCTCTTTCGCAACTTCTTCAAAAATCCCAGAAGATTTTGACTTATTGACTTCTTGCTGTAAATTTTTAATTTTTTCTTCTAATCCAGTCTTCTCTTTATTCCACTCGTCTCTGGCTCTATCAAAGGCATCATCAGTACGTCTGCGGTGTTCATATTCACCCTGCTTTTCTTTCTTAACATGCTCAATGACTTTTGGATCAGAGATTAACTGTTCCTCTCCGAATACTTCGGAAGGCTTATATTTACCCGCCTCGATGGCTTTTTTGATTTCTTCGAGCGTCATATTATCCCCCTTTTTGTTTTGGTCAGCGAATGCCTGTATTGCCCCCAGTAAAGTAGCGCCGGGAAAGCCTGGCTGGTCTACTGCTGAGGAACTCAAGGCAATTCCAGTTACCTCTTGGATATCCTCAATTTTGTATTTGCCACTTTTTTCTTCTAAAAATTCAATCTGTGCTTCAATTGAGGCAACATCCAAAGGCAGTTTTCTATATTGTGGATATATATAAACAGCGACAAGTGAATATAATTTGTCGCCGATAATTTTTAAAGATTTGCCAACAACTTCGCCTATATTCTCTCTACCAGCATGCAGGTTAGTCTCAGCGTGCCTGTTAAAAATAGGCAGAGCAAGTTTAATACGATTATACAATTTAATAACCGCATCTTTTAAATACTTCATTATTGCTTTGCCTTTACCAATAAGAGTTCCTTCGGCTTCACCTTCATGCCCTATACCATAAACTCTTATTTCCGGATGTTTATCTGTTTGTTTAAGGCGCTTAAGAGTATCGGGTGGCACCATCTCTAAAATTTCTTCTTTAGCCATATGTTGAAGTTCAGCCCTAAGATACTGTTTCATTTTCTTTTTCCTTTTTCTTTAAATCTTCCAATAATTTAAGCGATGATTGTTCTGCACTCTCCTTTTCTTTTTCTATGTCTACTTCAGGAATTTTCGATAAAAATGTATCAAGAGTTATGGCTCCACTTACATAAATTGGAAGCCAGACATCGACTATTTCCTGCATTTTCTCTTTGGTAATAAATGGAATTTCAACACCAACGGCCATTGGCTTAAAACCTTTTTGGAAGTTTTTATTGGCCATATTTAAAACTTTTTGAAATATTTCTTCATAAGCTCCTATCCAGATATGGCGTTCTTTGGATGTTGAAGCGTAAATAAGTTCCATTAAATTCTCTGCCACTGCCCGGTTGCTCATTAAATCGGGCAATCCCAAAAAATGTACTGGCACACCAGTAGCACCTGATATGATTTTGGCTAAAGTTATAATTTCTTTCTCTAAATTTTCTATACCCTGCCCGCTAAATCCTTTTAATTCATAATTGGCGGTAGTAACTAATAATTTGCCTATTTTCCAATTAATCTTTTTCAATAATTTCCGCAGCGCTTTTGCCTGTTCGACATCCTCACATTTAAAATAAGGTGTTGGTGCAGAAAATAAATGATTAATCTGTCTCCAATCCCATAAAGCTTTATCTAAGTCTTCAATTTGTCTTAAAACTCCTGCAATTTTAGGGGGCGTTTCATTGACTTTATGTGTTCTGCCGCCAAATTTTTTATAAACGAATTCTGAAGGTTTTAAATTTACTTCTTTCCCAGTTTTATTAATTTTATATTCCGCCTTCTCGTATTTTCCATAGTCACCCTCTGCGGTTTCAATTTTATAATTATGGGCGGTCCAGGGAATATAACGAACCTCTATCTGCTTTTTATCCTCATTGGGAAATAATCTGCATAAAAACTTACCTTCTATTTCTGCTTCTTTGGCCCAGTCCTGCGGAACTTCCTCATCCAAATTGTTAAAATCTATAAATTCTTTAATAAATTCAAACTCTTTACCTGGTTTTTCCAATTTGTTAATCGGTTTTATACCCTGTCCAATAATGAAGGCTGCCCTGACATCTATAATGTTTTTAGTTATCTGATTACCCCATTGAGCAGTACCATCATATTTTTTACTTAACTCTGTAACTGCGGATGAGTAAGTCTGATAAGGGTTACCTTTGTATTTTTTATATTCCTCAATTCCAGCTATAAGAATTGAAACCGTATGCTGTAATTCAGCAAGTTCTTTCCATTGTTCTTTTATGATTTTTGGTCCTTTAAAAAGTAAGGGTATATCTCCAAACATTTTTACGATTCCTATTCAGGCATAACTGATTGATAATCATCAGTTGTAGCCGCATAAACTTCGCTTCTACCTTCTCTCGTTGCTTCTCTTGCCATCCAAGCAGCCATAACAATATCTGCTGTCTGGCCAATAGGATGTTCATTTAATTCCTGCTTAAATTTACAGAAGTTACATCCGCAATCTGGATCATGTTCTTTATTGCCCATAGCTACTATCCAGCCATCATTTTCAAACTCAACTTCCATACCAGGCAAACCTACTATTGGATCCGCTTTTTGTTTGCCGGTAGTAAATGCTTTTAATGGCATATCTTTTTTGCCTTTTTCTAAAGCCCATTGCCTAATAGCTTCTTGAGCGGCATTATTTTCAAGCATAATAATTTGATGATGGTGTGTATTATAAGCATCAATTAATTGTAAAATCGTTTCAGTTGGTCCCCATTTGCCTCGCCTAATGTCAATCGGATACTTTCTTCCCTCAGGGCTTAAGACCAGTGTAAATATAACTACCCATTGGCCAAAAGGATCTACGCCTGCATATCTTGGCCATTCGGGTTTAACTATATCTTTTGTGCTGACTCCATATTTAAAAATTCTTAAACCTGATGGGAATGTTTTATCCTCATCAGAAAGGGCAATCTGTCTAAATCCGCGATTAAAGGCCTTTTCACCAATTTCCCCGCGCCGGTTCAATAAAGCCTGCTTGTTCCACCTTGCTTGCCATAATGGAATCTTAAACTTGCCTTTAAAGGGCGATTCGCATTCCAGACAACTAAAATCTTTGGCAACTGCTATCTTTAGAAATTTAAAACGTGGATTTTTTAATAATTCATTTGTTAAATCATCTTCGTGCCAGATAGTTGCAATATAAATTAAGAAACCTTTAGAAGTCAGGCGGGTAAGCCAGATATTGTAAAAGTTATCTTTGACAGTCTTTCTTAAGGCGGGATTGATAATAGCATTTCTTAAATCAACAGGGTCATCTACAATCATAATATCACAACCAGCACCAGCTCCAGATGAAGTTACCCCCCATGCTTCAACTGAACCATCTTTAATTTTGCTTTGGCGTTCAATGATGAGCTTGTGCTTAGTCCACTCTTCTTTTTCGGCTGCCTTAACTTGAGGATAAACTTGATGGTAATCTTCGTCTCTTTCAATATATTTAGAAACTGAGGTTACTCTTGCTTTAGCGTTATCATCACTGTTGCAAACAATGAAAATTCTGTTTTCTTGATTTTCACCTAAATATTTCAATGTTCTGGCGATAACTACGTTCTCTGTTTTCCCATGCCTAAAAGGTGCTAAAATACCACAATAAACTTTTCTCTTTCGGCACTCATCAATATGCCATTGAATTTCCCGGTGGATTTCTGCCTGTTTGATATGCTCGCCCTTTTCGTCTTTTATTACCTTCTCGCAGAAATCATTCGAATTCCGACGGGCTAATTCTGTTTTGCCCGCTCTGGCCACTTTCTGAATTAAGCGCTTTTGCGAGTTCGACAACCGCTCTAATGTCTGGTTCTTTAATGCCACTAAAGACATTTTCTTTTGCCTCCGCACTTGCTTGTGCTTCTGCTTTCACACTTAAATTAAAACCACCTTTTTGCGTTAGTCCCCAAAGTTCAGCGCGCTTAGTAATTAAATCAGCTTTAAGCTTTTTAAGTCCAACAATAGCGTTATAATTTGGCTCTGGCGTTTCTCTGCTCTTTTCTACTGTTTTATCGTCTTTGACTTTGACTTTTTGTTTTCCGGTAACATCGAGGGCTCTTTGGATTAAATCCTCAGTTGAGGACATTTCTGCTAAATACTGATAATCTATTTCAAGCTTAAGCAGGTCTAATCTGGCATTAACGTTTTTCTTTCTGGCCTGCTTACGCAGAATAACTAAATCTCTTTTTACGGTATCGAGACCGCAGTCGGCCAAGCGAGCCAATTCAGAAAAGTTACGAATTCCCTTAATCCATAGCTTCTTAATTTTGGCTCTTCGTTCCAGTTGTTTGCTAATAGTTACATTAGCCATTTATCTTCTCCGCTTTTTTACCGGTTAGTTTCTGCCACCGGCTGATAATTACTTCACAATAAGTCGGTACCAATTCTAAACAAAAACATTTTCTTTTCATCTTCTCGCATGCTATTAAAGTTGAACCCGATCCCCCAAACGGCTCAATTATGTTTGCTTCCCTTTTACTTAAAACCTTCAAATATGGTATTAATATCTCAACTGGCTTTGTGCCAAAAATAATGCTTTGTCCGGATGAGGTTGCATCGCTTGCTTTAAAACTGACAACGTCGGTCGGACAGTATTTATTGCCTTTTTTATAACCTTCCCATTGAGGCTTACCCTGGGTTGCATAAAGAGCAACTTCATATTCATTCTGTAAAAGTTGATCTTCATCTTTCAGATTAAGTTCGACCTCATCATCAGTTGCCAGTAAGGCAATATCGTACTTATTAAAAAATCTATATTTAGCCGCAAATCCCTGACAGCGATTAGGCAAATGCCAAATGATTAAATTTCTGATCTTCCAGCATTTTTCCATTTCCTGCCAGAGAGGGATAATATTTTTCCAATTCTCAAAAACCATAATATTAAAATTCTCTTTAGCGATCTTTTTAATATTCGGCAGCCATTTATCAAAAGTCAAAGCCTCATCGGTTTCTAAATATTTTCTGTTGGCCCGGTAGCCGAATCCTTCGGTGGCCGGTTTGCCTTTGTATTTTTTACTTAAATAATCCAGAATATAAGGCGGATCAGTAAAGCAAAAATCAGCTTTTTCGCCACCCATAAGCTTTTGAATATCTTCTTTCTTACTTGCATCGCCGCACATTAGCCGATGATCACCCAGTTGGTAAATGTCACCTTTTTTGGTTTGGACTTTATCGATTTTTAATTTTTTCAATTCTTCTTTCAGGTCAAAGTTTTCAATGGGTTCTAACTTTATATCAAAGATCTTATCCAGCTCTTCCGAGCTGAATCCCACATCTTTTAATAAATCTTCATCAAAATTAGCCAGTAGATCGTAATCCCATTCACCAAGGTTCTTATTGAGTCTTATATTCAGTTCCCTTTCTTTTTCCGGATCCACCTTGACACAGACACAGTCGACTTCCTTATAGCCTAACTTCTGAAGAATCTTTAAACGTTGGTGTCCACCAATTAAAACATTCTCTCGACCGGGATACTTATTAATTATCAAAGGATCAACTAAACCAAATCGTTTTATACTTTCTTCTAAATCACAAGCTTGCTTTTCTGTAAGCTGGCGAGGGTTATAAGAGTCAGTTTTGATGAGATCGATTTTGAATTTTTCAAGATGCATCTACATTTCATGGTCGCACCCCCGAAATGCATTTTTATTGCCCAAAAGGGTTAAGTCTGATAAAATGTTCTCTACCCGCGGTGTAGCTTAAGTAGAGCGCCACATGCCTCGAACATGTGGAGGTGGTTAGGTCGGCCTGCCCATCGCGGGCCTCTTTTTTAACCACCGCATCCTTTTTAAAAAAACCAATAAAAAAAGCCCGCTCCTCAAACGGACTTATTAAAATCCAATTTTGAGGAGCGGGCTTGAATATTGCTCGCACACCCGCAAAATCACACTAAATTGTCATTTTAATAATATACTATAAATTCTATTTTGTCAAGTTTTTTCTGTTAAATTTAATCAATTCTCTATCTGTCGTATCCACAAAAGCAGTTTTCCCGCCAGGACTAAAAACAATTGTAAAAATTTGCTTATAATTTCTCTTCTCTGCTAGTCCTTTCTGTCTTCTTATCTTTTTAAGCAGGATTAATTCCTGCTCGCTTACTTCTACTTTCAGCATAACGCCCCTTGACAATATTATTTTGATAGGATATAATTTAATTAATCAAGGGGCGCTTCGATTTTTGAGGCGTCTTTTTTTATGTCTATTCGCTTGATGCTTTGTCTTCACCTTCTCCAGCTTCACCAGTTCCGGCATCTGCTGTTTTGACGGTAATAACATCACCTTCGGCAATGCTACCTTCATCAAGAGCTTTCTTAAGCTCATCAATTGTTAATTCTTTTTCTGGCATATCTTCACCCCCTTTCTTTTTTAAAAAGACTAATCACATCCTTAACGCTTCTAACTACTCCAGCTATACACCCAAAAGACTTAACCGCTTCTAAAAATGCTATTTGATGTTTAGTTGGCTTGTTACCCGGTCGCTTAACTTCTAAGGCAAAAAACCGACCTTCTCTCGTTATGCCTAATATATCTGAAATCCCCTTATATGGTCCAGGGATATAGCTTTTATCTTTTTTCTTCCAAATACCTACATTGCGATACGGAATGACTAAACAACCTTTTGCCTTAAGGTATTTTATTATTTCTCTTTTTATCTCTTGCTCTTTGCGTGGATTTTTCAGTCTTTCGTGCATTTTAATTATCTCGTGAATGTTCACGTTATATGCCCCCCTTCAATCCCAAATTCTATGTTTTTCTGATACCCACTCCACGCCATCATATTCTTCTATTTGCCATTCCACAGAATCAGGTATTTCAACTATTTTCAAGTCAGCGTATTTTCCATTTGCTTTCTTACCAAGCTTTTCTACGATTTTTATTAAATCCTTATCTGCCCTGTCTATTGTGTGTGTATCTAATTTTATCTCTTCATATCTCTTGTTGTATAATTCTTTTTCTTCCTCTGTCATCTTTCGCCAGTCTTTATGTTTAGGAAGGTGCTCATAAAGATACTCATTGGGATTAGGTATAGAAAAAGCATAAAACATAAGTTCTTCATTGGCTTCTTCTAAAGTAATGGGAATGTAACCATCACGTTCTATTGTAGGATTCCTAAAAAAATAACATTCCTTACCTTTTAATTTCGCTAATTCCTTAACTGCCAATGGTGATATACTAAATCCTCCATAACATTTATTTATTACTATTTTCATCTCTCACCTCGCTTTTTAACTTTCTTGTAATAACCGAACTCTTACTCTCATTGGTTTGTAGTATCTTTTATCTAACATACTTACAGAGTCTAAAGCATCTTCTGGAGTCGAATAAATAACATCATAAAAATCATCTTTATTTTTAGGCCTCCATAATTTCTTATGTCTTTTGCTAACTAATACCCAATAATACTCTTCATCAATTATTTTCATCTCTTCTTTTCCTCTTATTTTTTGAAATTATTTAATTCTTTAATTTTATCTTTTTTAGTTAGCATTGATTTTATTGTTTCTCCAGCAAAATCTCTTGCTATCCAAGCATCTAATACTTCTTTAGGCTTTGGAGTCTTTGGTCTTTCACCTCTACCCTCCTTCATCGGCTTTTTTTCTTCAAGCATTTTTTGCCTCAATAAGTTTATTCTCGATTAAATAAATTAGCATTTTGGCTTTGGCGTTGGCTTCGGTCTTCTCCTGTTCATAGACTAATTCTCTCAATCCATATAAAGCTTCTAATGCTCTATAGGCCAAATTTGAATAATATACTTTTTCTTCATCATCCCATCCTTTCCACCATCGTAAAAAATAACGCACTTTATCTTTATCAATAAACATAGGCAACATCTCTCCCAATTCAGCACAAGTGAAGGCGGAAATACGTTCAAAATTGGCTTTTCATCAGGATTTTTCTTATGTTTTACCCACCACCATAAGCTTTTTTGCTTACAATTTAACTCTTTTAATCTTTTAGCCAATTCAAGACTAACAACTTGTTTCTCCAGTTCCATATTGGTTCCTCCAAAACTTAAAAGTTTTCTTATGGCATTTAACACATAAAGTTCTACCAAGATTTATTTTCCATAATGCTTTACAAATCATAGCATCTTTAAATGTTTTAATATTATATTTTGTTAATAGTTCATTGAAAGCTAATGGATAATGGTCTGCATTTAATTTAATAGTTTTGCCATTACCATTTCTGCTACCACATAAAACACAAGTATAATTATCTTTTGCAAATACTTTTCTTCTCCAGTTTTGATATTCTACGGAGTGTCTTATTCTTGCTTGTAATTTAGTCCTTCCATTCTTCCAATTATAATGTCTTGAACCTCTTATTTTTAAGAGTGGCTTTCCTTTAAGAGCCTTGCTAATCGCTTTCTTTGCGGATAGAGGCATTTTTCTTCCTTTCATTGGACTAATCCTTCCTTTAAGAGCTAACCCTATATTTTGTTTATGCTTTTCAGAAAGATAAGGGGTAAATCCTATGTGGCCTTTTTTAAATCCACCAATAACTTTATGTCCTTTTATAAATCTACCCAATTTATCTCTTCCCAATCTCTCCAGCTCCTTAAGTTTTTTACTTAATTCAAGTGAACAAACCTGTTTTTCTAATTTCATTTCAGGCATCTTTCGCCTCACTTTTTAATTATACTGTCGTTCAATTATAAAATCTAACGTTTTAATTATCTTTTTAAGTATTTGGGCATCTCTATCTCGTGAATATGTTCGTGTATAAAGCGTTCTATTCTTTCAGGATTATTTAATATACTCATTTTCTTTTCCACCTTATTAACAATCGGGGAGTATCATCAATAGAACGAAAAATAAAATCACAGTCTTTTGACAAAGCAATAGTTAAATAAGCATTGCCATCTTTATGCCCCGAACAACATTGAGTTGTTTTAAGACCTACTCGATTAAGTTCTTTTATTAATAAAATAAAATCTTTATCTATTTTCATCTCTAAATCTTTTTCAAGCATTTTTGGGTCTCCTTGATTTTGTTTTCTTCCTCAAAAAGTTCTATTCTTAAAGTTTTAATAAAATCATCAATCCAACTTTCTATCTTTTCTCTATTTTTTTTTCTTTTTCCTACTCGTCATTTTTCTGCTCCTTTGATGCAAAGGTTAAATCTCTTGGATAAGTTGCCTTGCTTGAATAATCACCTTTATAAAGCACAAAAATATATGTTTTATTCCAAGTTTTAATTATCCCTTCTTCCATTTGCGGTGTGCCTTGTTTATAGATAACTAATCGTCCTTTATCTTTCTTTCTAAGTTTACTAATTTGAATACCCATCTCTAATCCTTCTCAATCTTTGAAATTATTATCTCCACTCTTTTTCCCATAAAAATACTTTACATTTCTTACCCAATTACTATTCTTTGGATTGATTGGCGGACAATATCTTCTACCCATAAAAGTTATGAAATCTTCTGGCTTTCCCGCTTTTTCCCAGCGTTTTATATTGTTTCTAATGCTGTTCAAACAAATCCTTCTTGCTTCTTTCTCGTCTTTATATTTAACTGATTTAATACCATATAGATAAGTTGCCTTATATCCGCCTTCTGCTTTAAAGATAGCATTACATAGTCTAATCTTGTCTATCTCTTCTGCTTTTGCTATATCACATCGAGCAATCAAGAAAACCAAAAACAAAACAATTAAAACAACAATTATCCAAACTGCTATTCCACCTGCAAATGCTTGGTCTACTTTATCCTCATCAAACATCTTTACCCCCTTCTTAATGATTAATCCCCTTCTTGTTTTTTATAAACACCTGTAGCCTTTTGACTTAACTTTTCTGCATTATCTTTAAAGTAATTCTCTATTGATTTCTTTAAATAACTATAGAGATTTACAGGTTTTTTATCAGAAATTTTTTTAAGTATTTGATTTAGAATGCTTTTACACTCATCTAATCCTAAACATGTAAATCTGCTTTTCATATTACTGCATAACAAAGCTACCAAGTTATATTTTTGTTCTTTCTTAAAATCATATTTTTTAAATGAGTCAGTCAATTTGGTTAAACAGTTATCCACAGACTTTTTATCCACAGGAGTTACTCCGGACTTATATTGACTTATCTTTACTTTACTTGACTTGACTTGACTTGTGCGGGGGAGTTCCTGATTTACTCCTGATTTACTCTGGAATTGCTCTGGAGTAGGTAAAGGAATAGTCGGTTTTGCTTCTCTTTCTGGCCTTAAACTTGGCTGTTTTTCTCTAAAATCCGGTATTATCAAATAAACATCGCCTTTGGCTTCATATCGGATTATAAGCCCCACGCGTTCTAGATCATCAAGATATTGTCTAACTGTCTTGGCGCTTTTGCGTAATCTTGTAAATATATGGCTCTTAATTACTCCTGGATCTGCCTCATAGCAACCATTTACATCAACGTGGGCCAATAACCAGGTATATAATAGTCTTGCTCCATCTGTCTTTAATTTTGGCAGCTTTTTGCTAACCGAAATGCTTTTTAGTAGCACTCTACCTACTGGCATGATTTAAACCCTTTCTTTTTCTGGAATGTTCCTTTCTGTATCTTAAAAACGCCTCAACCTCTAATCGTCTCAAACAAGCCGTTATCTTCTTTCGGTCTTCTGCGGTTATAATTGGTATGTATTCTTTTAGGGCTTGTTTTGGCATTATTAACTTGCGAAATTAAACTCTCTTTCCTGCTCGTATTGGACTTGTGATATTTTTTCTTCTTGGGGAATCCACATATAAAGAGCATCTTTGCCTCTGTAACCTTGTCTTTCTTTCTCTTCTTCGGTGAGTTTTCTTATCAGGCCTTCTCTCATTAGGTCTCTTTTCGTCCTATCAGCCCTGATATAGAAATGCTGTAAGCCCCACGCCTCCACCTCGTGAGTAGCAAATATCCTCTTTTTCTTTAACCATTCTATTAACTGTTGTTTTTTAGTTTTTAGCATTGACATCCCTCCCTGCAAATTTCATTTTTTCATCAGGGGCAGGCAAGGGTGGGTAAAGCCCAAGCCTCAACTTATGGAGGAAAGCGAGGAAACCTGCCCCTGATTTTGTTATTTCTGTAATTCCATTATCAAAGAATCTGCCTCGTCAGATGTTAATTCCTGCATTACTTCAACTAATTTCTTGCCTTCTGTGTTTTTGCCTACAATTTCGCCGACCTTGAAGACAATATCTCTATCTTCAAAACCTATTTTCCTGAACAGCTTTAAAATTGCATCTCTTTGTTTTTCTGTAGCAAAATTCTTTTTCTTCGGCCGTTCTTTCTTCTCTTCTGCCTTTTTTATATTTTCCTTTGTCTCTTCTTGGAATTCTTGCTCTATCTCTTTCTTGCCTTCTTTTTTTTCTTGAATTCCATTCTGGTCGTAAAACAAAGCGTCTTTAGACTCATCTGGCTCGGGTAAAGCTATCTTTTCGGGTGCAATTAAAGCTGCCTTTTGGATTTCGGCCAATTTAACATTCCGGTCTATCTGCAAAACATAATGCTTTGACCTTTTGCCTTCATATGGTATATCTGTTGGCACCCTCATAAGTGTCATTGGAATCATAGCAAATCTTCCACAAAGACCATTAAGCCAATCCAAAGCAGAATTGATGTTTACAATAGAATTCCAGCTACTGGTATTTATCTGCCATACCCCAACGCCTGATATATCTGGAAGCAATACCTGTAAAGACGCAAGCCTATGACACGATCTATCTTTCTGATATGGACATTCTGGGCCTAAGCACTTTACCTTAGTAAGTCCCATTTCGTCTTTTCCTATGACTTCTAATCCTTCAGCAAATTCAGGCAAAGAACAGATGGCGGTCTCGCCATCGCCTTTACATTTAAGCAATGTGCCACTACCATAACGCTTATACCATTGTGCAAAAAAGATTTCTGGAACTGTTGGTGGAAACATTATTTTTATATGGGCGGGTTTTTCGCCATAAGCTTCTTTGAACTGCTCTTTTAATTCCTTGTTGCGTCTCGCATCAGGAGTCTGTGGATCTAGAATAAAATAATCAACTTCAACTGGATATTCTTTTTTTGATTTAGGATGAATCTTTTTAATGCCTAACCTGATATGACCTAAACGTGGACACCTGCGAATTTCACTAAGACCTTTAATCATTTTCTTCACCTTCCTTTTTCTTTACTTTTAAAACTTCAGTAAATTTATATTCTTTAGATTTCTCTACTGCTGTTGGGTCAATCTTATTCTCTTTAAGAGCCTGTTTGATCAAGGTAGATTGGGGCTTGGATACGATTGCGTATATTTCAGGGCCTAATTTCTTAAGCAGTTTTTCTGCATTGTAGTAAACATTCTGTCTTTGAATCCGCTCTATTACGTATTTGTCGCCAGAGACAATCTTTTCTTTATTGGTCTTAAAGTAGCACTCAATAATTTGCTTGGCCGCTTTATATTCAGATGTAAGCTTTTTTATTTCTGCATCAAGATAGCCATAGATTGAAATGGCAGATTCAAGTACTTCTTGGCTCGGCGGTTCAACTGATTCATCAATTTTTAATTCTGGTGGTTCAGGCAGTGGACAATCACGCCAACAATGTTTGTTGAATTTACAATATCTGCACTGCCAGCTGTCTCTTGCATAAGGACGCTTTGGCTCTTTATCCTTTTTGATATATTTTTCAACATTCTTAAAATACTTAACTACCTTTTTGAATTCTTTTTCGCTATAAGGCACCTCAAATTGCTTCATCTGAGATGTATTTTTATTGACTGCAAAAATAATGCCCTTTTTAACATTCAGATAGTGCATATATATAGTTAGTTGACCCACCCATTCCTCTTTTGGTTCTGCCATATCCTCAAAGCCAAAATGGCTGATGGATTTGATTTCTACTAATTCACGTTCACCTTCGGGAGTCGTTGAAACCATCGCATCAAAGCGCCCGGTAAGATTAAGTTCTTCTCTTGCAGTTTCAGGAAGCCTTGCTTCTTCCTGTCTTAAAACACCAGTCCGCCAGAGATAATTTTTAATCAAATCATGAAAGGCATCTCCTGCCTTGAAGATTAATAATGCTCTGGCATCTAAATCCTTTTTAGGTACGTCTTTGAATTCATAAAAAAGCTGTCTTTTGCATTTATAAACATCACTCGCCCAAAAATGGTCTCTTGGTCCATTGCGATATTTACTACGTTCTTTATTTTCTTTTAATACTAATTCTTCTATATTTTTGGCTAAATCTAACATATTAACTCCTTTTTGATTTGTGGGCGGGCTGGCAAGTCCTTCATACTCACCATTTAAGCGTTTTGCACCCAGCCCCTATTTAAACCCTCTCCTGCTCTTAATCTTCCAACATCCCTGTCAATTTCTTTCTGTCTTAATTCGTCGTCTAATTCAGCTTTCTTTCTTCTAATGACTTCCCAAGCAATGCCACCTGCGAAAAAAAGACCATACAAAATAAATGCTGTAATAATAATCATTTTTTCTATCATTACTTACCCTCCAATCTTTTTTTTACAGGGTCAACCCCCTGTTTTATCTGAATGTAATTCAAATCTCTTTCTAATACAGTTCGCTTGCTATTGCTGGCCAGAATTGCTTTGTCCAGAATTTCTTTAATCCGGCCGTTTAAAGCTATTAAAAAATCCTTTGAGGTTCTTTTGCGATAATCTTTAAGATATCTCTTTACTGCTTTCTTATTTATGAACATTTAACCACCCCCTATATCTGCCACGATTCAAGCATTTTATCTATTTCACTTTTTTTAAACCGCAAGCTTGCCTTTCCGCCTTCATTGCCATTTATTCTTATAACGGTTAGATTGTATTTATCTCTCCATTTAGTCCAATTCTGCCAGATAGTAGCTGGCGAACAATGCAGGTATTCGGCAAGTTCTTTTACAGTTAATAATCTATTTGTTTTTGTCGGCATCCTTAGACTCCAGTTTTTTAATGGATTCTCTTAAATTATTCATTAAATTTACTGCTTTGTTTCTCAATTTGATTAAGTTATTGCGGGCCTCAAGGCGGGGTATGTCGTCTTCTAGGTCTTGGCGCTCCTGTTCTTTTAAGCGCTGATGTGCTACGTTAAGATTTCTATCGACAAGGTTTTTTGCACCGGCAGCGTTATCCTTCATGGCATCGATGATTACTTCCATAACCTCATTGCGGATAGAATCGTTGGCATGATCCTTTTGTTCATTAGCATCTAAACCTTTTAAAATTTCATCTACACTTTCAATGAACCGATTATAAAAACACATAGCTTCTAGAAGCTCATCGATTTTTATTTTTTTATTTTTAGTAGGCCGGGACATTAACTCACTCCGTTTTTCCTTTCGTAAACAAAAAGACTTTCTCTTCCAAAATCTAATCCGGTAAGGTCCATTAATTTTTTCATTAATTGTTTAGATGGCTCTTTCTTTCCGTTGATAACTTTTGATATAGCTCCTTCATCATAGCCGATTGCTTCTGCCAGTTCTCTATTGGACCAGTTTCTGATTTCCAGCCATCTTCTGAGTGTCTCATTTACTTTTATCATTTGGAAGTTCCTTTTTCTAATTAAATTAGATTTAAAAGTTAAAAAATTTCTAAAGTTGCCTTTTTCTATTTGCGTTAGAAATTATATCATATAAATTAGAATTGTCAAGTCCTTTTTTTATTATTTTCTAATTAAATTAGATAACACTTTATAAAATAAGAAGTTATGTAAATAAAAAAATTGACTTTTTTCTCCTTTTGTGATAATATTTCTACAAGTGCTTACTATTTTTAAAACACAAATTAGAAAATTTAATATATAATATAAATATGAACATCGGTAAAAAAATAAAAGAATTAAGACAGAAAGCAGGTTTAACTCAGCAAGAATTAGCTGCGAAATTAGGTTGTAGTTTTCAAATAATCTCTAAATGGGAGAATAATGAAGCAGAACCTCGCTCGGCTCAGCGAAAAAAACTCTGTGAAGTATTTGATATTTCAGAAGCAGAACTTTTTGCTGACTTACCTGCAATCATTCCTAAAAACTTAATTAATGTTCCCATCCTTGGTACTGCTCCTGCCGGGCCTAAAGAATGGACACAAGATGAAGTTGAAGATTGGATCCCCCTGCCTGATAAAATAGTAAAGAATAGAAGAATTTATTTAATACATGCTCAAGGCGATAGTATGATTGATGCAGGCATTAAACCTTATTCTCTTGTAATTGTTGATGCTGATGCTCAACCAGTTAATGGCGATATTGTAGTTGCTAAAGTTGATAATGAATATACTATTAAGAAATTTTACCAATATGGCAATACTGTTGTTTTAAGACCCGCCAATCCCAAATATAAAGAACAAATTTATACCAAAAAGAATGATATTAAATTAAGAGGAGTGGTAAAGGGGGTATTATGGTGAAAAGCCGAACCGGCTGCTTACCAATATTGCTTTTTTTTCTTGTGGTTTTCATCTTCCTTATTTTCTTTACTGAGCAAAAACCTAAACGGAAACAGTCGCAACCTGTTAAGCCCCCAAAAACTGAAGAACAAATCATTCAGGAACAAAAACAGATTGCCGAAGAAAATCAAAAAGTTAAGCAATTTATGGAATGGGTCGTTAGCTCAACTCGGGCTAAAAAGGTAATTGATAATAGGCCATTTTCTATAATCATTGAAGTTTCACCTTTAGAATCCAATCCACAGGCAATGGCAGATTTTTATGCTAAAGCATTTTATAATCAAACAGGTAAATCAATGGTTATTCGCGTTAATAATAATATAAAACAATATAGATCTATTTATTTCTTTTTCAGACAATATCTCAAAAAAAGAAAGACCCAAGATTAAAGAAAATCTTATATTTTATCTGCAAAGGACTACTAAACTTAAAAAAGGTGATTTTGAACTAAAAGGTAAATTTAATACTTTTATTTATAAGGATAGACTTGGCAATACTTATTTAATCGCTATCTTCGCTATGGGTGGACAGGTTAGTATAACGATTAAGAAGGTAAATGAATAATTATGGTCTGTTTTAAACATTAAACAACCCATCTTTTTATATATCCTCATTTGTTTAAGGGGGGTTTTAAACATTTCCCCTTAAAGTATAACATATAAAAATGTATTATTTGGATATATCCAACTTGTTTAAAAATATTTTGCGGTGTAATTATGGCCTCAATTTATAAACGCGGTAATATTTGGTGGATCAAGTATTATCAAAACGGTAAACCTTACTGTAAAAGCCTAAAGACTAAAGATAAAAAGGTAGCCACTTACTATAAAAATCAAAAAGAGATAGAACTTGCTGAAAGACGCTCTCCTCTTCCCCCCGAAAATGTATCTGCCCAAGATTGCCTTGATGAATATGCAAAAGCTACAAAACATCAGAAAACCCTGCGAACCTTAAAAGATGATAAAAGCAGAATACAGGCTTTTTTAAAATATAGTAAGGTTCAAAAAGTAGATCAAATCAAACTTAAAACAATTGAAGATTACATTAACTACCGCCTTGAAAATACCCCCATAGGCCATAATACAGCCAATCATATAATTGGAAGCATAAAGACTTGGCTTAATTGGGCTAAAAGGCAAGGATATATTATTGATAACCCAGCAACTAAAATAAAGAAATTTAGATTACCCAAAAATCCACCAGTATTCTTAAATGATGAGCAGGTTGAGAGTTTATTAGATACAGCAAAAGGTAGTTATTTATATCCAATGATTGCAACTGCTATTTATGCTGGCTTAAGAGTAAAAGAATTGATGTATTTAGAATGGAATGATATAGACTTTGAGAAAAACATTATTAGAATAATCAATAAAGATAGTTTTAGTCCTAAATCAAAAAAATTTCGCATTATTCCCTTAAACAATAAACTCAAAAGCATTCTTAAACCACATAGAAAAAACACCGGTTGGTGTTTTACCAATGAAGGTAAAAAATGGAGATATCCGCCAAGAAAATCTTTTAAAACAATTTTAGAGGAAGCTAATCTTAAAAATGTTGGTTGGCATGACCTTCGCAGAACTTTTGCTTCCAGGTTGGCTATGAGAGGAGTGAGTCTTTTAAAAATAGCTAAATGGTTAGGTCATTCTGATCCTCGCATAACCTTTCAAACTTATGCTCATTTAGCCCCTTCTTCTGACAAAGAGATAAATAAGCTTTAGTTACAATTTTAGCTACATATAAAAATAAAACACAAGTAATTCCAAATACTTGCGTCTTTTTGCAAATTATTGCGAACCAGGCGTTCTCCCGACTGAACTATCGGCCCGGATACCGTCAATAACTAATTTATCGTCGATAAAATGCTAAAAAATAGCAAACTTAAAGATTTACAAAATACTTAATGATTTATAAAGATTAATAAAGCAGTAGCTACAATTTAGCTACACTTATTTTGCTAATTTTTGATATAAACAGTTAAAGTATAACAAGAAATATATTTAATGTCAATTAAATATTACTTCTTCTTTTTCTCTTTATGTACTAATACTCCACCAAGCCCTATGCCGAGCAATCCAGCAATTATTTCAGCCCAGGGAGTACCTACTAAAGGCTCTGTAACTGTCCTTGTGGCTTCTTGAAAAGCTTGTACATCTTTTCTCTGCTGTCCTAACTTAACATCGGTGTAATATTCACCCAACCTTGCACAGCCTACAATAGAGAAAAGAAGAACCGCAAGAAAAAGAAAGATTATCTTTTTCCTCATAATCTATCACTCCTTTTTATTCTGATTTTTTGACCCCTGCCCTTAAAGCTGCTATACCGCCAGCTCCAAGTAGAGTTAATAACGTTTTCGTAGTCTCTTCATCAATTACGCCTATCTGTTGCAAGAAAACTATAATCGCAATAGCCAAAGCGCATAGATAGGTTTTCTTCCCTTTTAGATACTTAAGCATTTTCATCACTCATCCCCCCCTACCATGTTTTCATTATTATTTTTTTCACCATTTATCTTCTCTGCTAATTGTAATGTTTCTTCTCTGGCTAATTCTAATTGTATGATATGTTTCTGCATAGCAGATGAATAATTTCTTTTATCTTTAACCATATCACCAATAATTCTAGCTAAACGATGCAATAATCTATTTAGTATTTCGTATTGTTCTTCAGTCATTTTCTTCCATTCATACTTTTAAGGACATCGAGCATCTCTTTGTGTTCCTCGCGCTGGTATTCGTGGGCTTGTTTTTGACTTTCAAAATGCTGGTCAACCAACTTCATCCAAGCTTCTCTTTCCTTTTCTTGCGCTTTAACTAATTTATCTAACATCTTATAAGCAAGATACAAAACGCCTATAGCTAAAGCGGTTGCTAATCCGTACTGTTGAAGAATTATCCCAAGAGCTTCCATTTTTTATTCCTTTTTTTATTCCTTCGTTTTTAGCCTTTTGTATTTGATATTGTGTTTATCAAGCCAATCTTTTTTGACTTCTCTACGCTTTAATCCATAAGTATCTTTTCTTATTCTAATCTTTGCCCAATCAGGCGTCTTGAAAGTTCCTAATGATTTACCTTTAATATCACCCCATTCATCTATTTCAATTATTTCCCTTGTCTCATATGTAGGCTTTGAAGCCATATCTATCTCGTATTCTTCAGTTATAATTGTGGCTATATCTCTATTTCGAGTTATCTTTGGTTTTATTTCATTTAAAATTTCGTTGTCTATCAAAATAACTTCTTCTAAGGGATTACCCTTTTCATCTTTAGGGATTTCAAATGGATGTGGTAACCCTTCTTCATCTCTGCCTTGTCCACAGCAAGGATGGTCTGGTGCTTGCCAAACACTTCTAATAATTCCAGTCTTCTTAACTCTTAAGACAAATATCCAATGGTCTTTGCCTGATGCTGTAATATATTTTTGTTGAGCATAAATAGTGCTTGTGTCTCCATCTGAATTAGCATTAAAAGCGTGATAAAGTGCAATCTTAGTTAAATATCCAGTGTCCGCATCGTCTGCATAATCCCATATTCCTTCAAGGTCATTCCATTTTAGATAAGTAGTATTATCGTTTGATTTCATACCTAATAATGCTCCACCAGAATTATGGTAACCACTATTTGCTAAAGTCACAACAAATTTTAATCGAGGCCAAAACCCATATTCACCGCCAGGCAAGGTTTTTACAGAACAATAATTAGCAGGACAAGAATCAGTAGGTTTATTTCTTGTATCACTAACGCTTCCCTGTGAGGTTTTTAATTTGGCTTGTGAGATAGTGCCGTCTCCAATTACCTTGCTATTGTTACCATCGTGGTTATGGTCATCCGCCGGAGTAAAGTTCTTACCAAGCCAGTCTGAAATCGCATTAACATCTTCTGCCCGGATTACATCACCTATTCCTTTATAAGTGATATAAATTGTTGTATTAGCATCTGCTTCATTAAATCTGATGTATCCGCTATCATACTTATAATCAACCTGAAATTCTCCCTGTGCTGGAGCAGATGAAACTTCGGTAAACTGCGTTCCCGTTTTTCCTGAGCCAGTCCAAATTTCAATTGTAGAAGGTGTATCCTGTTTTACTACTTCTTTAGTCCTAATATAAAAAGGACTTGATGAAGGTATAGTATGCTGTTCATCAGATATATTATTAGGCGAATATTCCTCTGTAAATGGATTAAATCTATCGGCAATAAAGTTATATCTTATAGGAAGTCCCATTTTATTCTCCTTCTGTTATACACTCAACTGTTTAACATTTGCTCTCTGGAGTTCTGTTTCGTTTTTTAGATCCCGCAATAAATTTAAAATTTCTTCGCTTATAGGCAAAAACAGCTTTCCTAATTCCATATCGCATTTAACTCCTTTCGATGATATTTCATAGCTTACTTTTTTGATGTAAAGTTCTTTTTTATTTCCGCTTTTATCGAAAATCCTCGCTTTGCCATCAGCTTTAATAATATTCAATTGCAAATCTATGTCTTGAACCTTAGCCTTTTCTATGGGATCTTTTTTTTCATTTAATTTATAATTTCCCCATCTTTGTGCATCAGATGCATTTAGGCTAGATGGAATTGTCAGAGTTCCTTCTCTGATTCCATAAGTATTCTGGCTCGCTTCATCTTCAACTGTGCAAATATAGTTGCTGCCTGAAGTAATTTTGCCTGCGAGAATATAAATCTTGTTTAATATTTCCGAAGCATCCTTTTCTAATACATAAGCCTTAGTATGCTTGCCCACAACTTTTATAGCATTATTATTAACTGAAGTATTTATTGCTCTAAAGAAAAATTTTCTATCCTCTTCTGCGCCTATTACAAAATTTTGTGCTATTTCTGCTAAATCACTTAATGCCTCTTTGGCAGTAACTTTATTAAATTCGATTTCATTAATTGTATAGCCTGTATTTTCTATTTTGTATGAATCGTAAACTATATCAGTTTTTGGCTCTACAAATGTTTGAATTATATCATCTACAATCTCCGATACCTCAGTATTGGTATATTTTTTATCCACAATGCAGGTCTCTAATTGATAATAAAAGCCAAAACCTGTATATTTATATTCAATTTTAGTATTGCCTTCAACAGGCATTTTCATTACATATCCGCTGAACCACGGATTATTATCATTAAAAAGATGAATGTCTACTCGCGTTCTATATTCAATGGCAAAATTTGGCTTTTTTGCTAAACAAATACTAAAACTTTCACAACCAAATTCCATCAGTGTAAAATTAACATTTAGAATTATGCCTTGCTGCGTATCGTCTCCTATCTCTCCTTGCTTTACTCCTTCTGGATTATAAAATTTTAGCTTAATACCTCGTTCAGTTTTAGGATAAACATAAGTAACTATATAAGCATCAGTATAGCGTATATCACCATAAGACCTACATCCATAAACTGAGCGATTTATTTGTCGATTAAACATTAGAGGCACCTCTTATGCCATTCAAAACGAATTGTAGCCGCTGCACCGTCATATTCTATAGTATTATTCCCTGCTAAGAGTTTTAAAAATTGACCATCAAAATACCTGATTGTATCGACTTCATCTAACTGAACTATTCCCTCTTTGCAATTTACAATCAATTGTTTTCCGGTTGTAAATCCGCCATCAGAGTATGAGAATAGAATATTATTATCGCTTTTATTTTTGACTGACATACTCGGATTATTAGCATTAGCAGTAATTTTTATTACCGGATAAACCATGTAATTTCCATCATTGGTAACTGTAAATTCTGTCGGTGGAGATGAACAAGATTGCTCTTCATATGACAAATCTTTGTGATACCAAAAAGGATCTAAGGCTACAAATTCTATTTCAATCTCACTTAATCGCTTTCTTAAGCCGGGATCAAAAGATTGTTTTACATCTCTTGTCCGGTGAATTAATATTTGCCAATCGCCATCTCGCAAATAAAAATCTTTTTGAGATATTTTAAGTATTAATTCATTCCATTTATTATCGTATTCACTATCATTTTCCGCAGAAAGTAGTCCTTCTAAAGATAAATACCGCGGCTCAATTTTTTGATCACTTATATCTGCTGCTCCATCAGCATGAGCCTTTGGAGATATCTTCAATCTTCTTCGAAAATCTAAATTAGTTAGATGGAATTCACTAGGTAATTGCCAAGAATCAGCATCTTTTATTATTTTTAAAGCCATTAAGCACTCCTTAAATTTAAAGCCATTAAGCACTCCTTAAAATATTCTTTAATTTATATCCTATGATTTCAACTATTTCATTTAGATCTGCCTCAGTGCGAATATCGCCATAGAAATTAGCCCGGATAGTAATGGCCTGATCTCTATCAAGCGGCCTAACTTGTGCTCCTTTGCCCAAATTCAGTAATTCTGGTCCTTCTTCACCAACAAGCGTCCAGCCAGGACGAATGATATCTCCACCTTCGACTAACCCAGGAATCGCAGGCGTAGCTCCTATGCCAGCACCAACTGTGCTTCCTGTTGTAGCTGCTGTTGTTGCCCCGGCTAACATTGCTGCTGTTGCACCGGCAGCAACCTCTGGCGCCAAGGCAGGTCCTACTATTGGAATAGCTGCCGTCGAGGCAAAGGCAGCACCATAAGTTTCTGCTGCCAAAGTTCCCATTCTTTTTGTAATATAACTGGCCAAACCGAATAAATTCATTAGCCAAACAACTGCCTGTTGAGTTATTATCTTTACCAGCATATCAATGATTGTTTTTAATATGCTTTTTCCTACCTCTGCCCAAACTTGAGCCATTGTCTTAGCGCCTGTAATGAAACCGTAAATAGTATCTGATAAGCCACTTTGAAGGGTTGAGATAACATTACCAATTGA